TTGATTTTGGACAGGAAATCCGGGCCGTAATGGTCGGCCGCTTTTTTCTGGATCACGTATTCGCCGGCCGTGGCGCGGATTAGAACGTTGTCGGCATCGTCGGCCGGCGAATAGCCGGGGACAAACCCGCCCGATGCCCGGCCGGGGGCTTGCTGGTTCGGCGGAATTGTCACGTTGACGTTGGTGTTGTTCAATTGCCGCTGGTTTTGAATCAGCTCCAATTGCTTTTCGATTTGTTTGTCCAGTTCCGCCCGGATTTCCTGTAAGACGCTCAGGCGCTTTGAATCCAAGTCCCGTTGTTCCCGGATTTTGTCGGACTGTTTCCGCTGGACTTCCAGCATTTCCTCCGCGCCTTGGCGGTTGGCTTTAGCCGCGTCCTCAATGGCCTGTTTGTATCCGGGAATGAAGTTTGAAATCAGGTTCATTCCGGGGGTTACCACGCCGTCCCAAAGGTCGACGTTGATTTGCAAAAGCAGTTCCGCGATTTCGGAAAGAACCAGTTTGAATTCGCTCCACACGATTTTGACTTGCATGGACGTGGTCAACAAACCGGCCACGATTTTGGTCACCCCGGCCACGGCCTCGGGCGGGCCGACCCCCAAATCGACTAGGGCGCCTTCCTTTTTCAACCGATCCACCGTAGCCAAAATGGCGTCGACGTTGGCCCGGATAATCTGGACCGCGCCGGTCATTTCGCCGGAAATTCCGGCGGCGTAGTCTTCCAAATCGCCCGACGTCCGAAGCTTTTCCACCAGGACCAACAAATCCTCAATTTGCTTTTTGATTTCCGCGTAAAGTCCCTTATCGCCGATTTCCTTTTCGAATTCCCGGCGGGCGAATTTTAGCTGCGTGGTCAACCCCTGGCCGGTTTGGGCCAACGCTTCAACCGACCCGGAATACCGCTTTTCAAAGCCGGCCAGCATGGCGTCGATGGCTTGGCCGGAATCAAGGGCGTTTTGTTGGGACAGCCGGAAAAGTTCATCGATGGTGATATTTAATTCTTCGGCCATAACTTGAATCGCGGTCGGGATATGTTCCGCGATCTGGCCGCGAAGTTCTTCCATCGCGACGGTGCCTTTTCCGGATAATTGTTGAATCCCGACGGCAACGCGCTTGAGTTCTTCCGAACCTTTTCCGAAATGGGCCAACGCGTCGGTCAAGGCCTGAAGTTTTCCGGCGGTCGGATCGATTCCGACCGATTGGAGTTTCACGAAAGCGTCGGCGGTTTCTTCCAGTCCGAACACTTTGGAAAAGTCTTTTTCAAACAACCATTGAAACGCGTCTTCGCCTTTTTTGGCGTCGCCGTAAACGCCGGCCAACAAGGTTTGGGCTCTTTCAACGGCGGCGTTGGTCGCCCACCACGAACCGGCCAGTTCCTCGGTTGTCTTTACCACGCCGTAACCCAGGGCCAGGCCGGCCAATTGGGTCCGGACGTCCCCGACCACCCGGAAAAGCCCCCGGATGCGTTTTTCGATCTGATTGATGGACTTTTCGCCGGTGGTTTTGACCGCCAGGATCAGGTCCAGGGTTTTGGACGTGGCCACTTTTTACGCCTCTTTCCGGTCGTTGTCGGCCGCGTCCAGGGCCGCGATTTCGGCCAGGATTTGACCGGCTTCATGGAATAACGACGAACCCAAAGCCCGCGCCGCGTCGATCACGCCCATTTGATCGGCCCATTTGATCCAGCCCAGGTTGACTTCCCGGAAGGCCGTCCACAATTCTTCCTTTTCCGAAGGGGTCAACCGGGCCGCGTCTTCGGCGGTCAAATCCGAAGCGACCGACAAAACCGCGTTGACGCCGGTGAAAAAGTTTTTAAACAGGCTTTCGGTGTCGCCGGCCGGCGGCGCGTCGAACCAGGGTTTCAGGGCTTGGTTGAATTCGGCCGGCCGGACTTCCCGGACGGTCACCACCCGCCCGGCGGCTTGGATTTGTTTTTGCAACGCCACGATCAAACCCCTTTAAGCGACGGGAAAGTCATATGGTTTTTAATGTAGAATTCAATATCGGATTCCCGGAAACGATAAGTCCGGGGTCCGTCTTTCCGGGCCGGAATATGACCGGATTTGACCCGCCGAAAAAACGTGGTTTTGCTCATGTTCAACCGCTTCCGCGCTTGTTCCGACGTCAACCATTTGTCCGTTTTGGCCTCATTGTTCACGATGTTTTCCTTTCCCTTTCCTTTCGCGATTACGCGGATTCGAATTCCCACATTTCAAGCAATCGATCCGCCATGTTGTTCAGGTCTTCGGGCTGTAAAAGCATGTAAGGCCGGGCCGGGACGTCGCCCCAGGGAATGGACATGGTCCGAAAATGGGGCTGGACGAACCTTTTCCCGCCGCCGGTTTTGGATTTCCGGAAATGACCTCTAACCTGGACCCGCGCCCGGCCGAATTGCCCTTTCCTGGCCCCGAAATGTTGCAAGGCCGCGTAAACGGTTTTGGCCGACCAAATAACCCGGTCCTTTCGTGCCCGGTGGGAAATGGACCGAAGCAAGCGGCCCCGGCGGATCAAAATCTGGCCGGGCCATTTGTTTTCCTTGATCCGCCTGGCGATGGTGACGGGGGACAGCGGCTTCCACCGGACCGGCCGGCCGCCGACTTCGAAATTTCGGCGGATGGAGGCCATGCCGATGTTACCGAGCATGTTGAAATAGGGCCGCAAATCGCCGACCCGGTCGTGGAGGCGGTCCAGGATCAATTGAAGCCGGTGGCGGTCCAGTTTGACTTCGATTTCAACCGGCATGGCGGATCAATCCCATATCGCGATTTTTTGGGCCAAATCGGCCGGGTAATCGCTCAAATCCGGACGCCAGGGCTCCAGGGCCGGGTTGTGAGCGAAACCCGCGTCGGGCCTCACGCCGGGCCGCCCGGACGAAACGGAAAACCCAAACCGGTCCATGTCCGCCTGGCTTAACGGGGTCACGTCACAACGGCAGTTGTAGCCGTTGGGCGGAAACCAAATTTTCCAGACCGGATCGTCGGCCGGATAGACTTTCCCGTGCATGGCGGCGTGGCTGGGCCGGGTGGCCGAATCCATGACGGCCACGTACCGCCAAAAGGGCAGAACCGCCTTTGATCCGGGCTCGGTCATTTGACGGTACCGGCCGGCGTTGTACGCGCTGGCCAGGTTGGTCCGGACGATGGTTTCGATATGGTGGGCGGTCAGGCCGATGGCCCCGAACGTGGCGGCGGTTTCCAAAATGGCCGCCTGGGTTTGGCCCATTGTCCAGCCGTTTTTAATGGCGTTTTCCAGGTCGGCCTGGATGGCCAAAAGCAAATCGGCGCGGGCGATTCCGGAAACCCAAAACGCTTGATTCTGGAAGGCTTCCAGGGCGTCTTCGAACGGCAGGGCCGCTTCCCCCCACCCGACTCCGACCGGCCCGGCGAAGTTGGCCCCCGGCGCGGCGTCGCGCCGGCCCATTTTATCCGCCTGGTAAAGCCCGGCGGAAATCACCCGCTGGAATTGGTCGGCCGGCAGCCGGTCAAAAAGGCCGAACAGCCGATCCCTGGCCGCTTCCAGGCTTGGCGCGGACCCCACGAAATCTCGGACAATCCGGCCCCAATCGGCGGCGGCGCCTACCGCTTCGCGGATTTTGGCGATGGTCAACGCCTCCACGGCTTCCAGCCGCCGGACCGCGTTTTGGTCGATCACGGCGGCGGAAAAGTCGGCCGGGGCCTGGACTATGGGGGCGGTTCCAGGCCCCGGCGACCCGACGGCGACCGGTGAGGGATGGGAGGTTTGGCCGGCCCAGGGAAAGGAATTAAGCTGGGCCGTGGTGATGTCGCCGTCTTCGAGATTGTAAACGCGTTTGAAATATTCGGCCGAAAGGGTTAAACCCGCGCCGTTCATGGCTCGGGCCAGGATTTCGTCCCGTTCGGCCCGGTCTTTCTGGATTTGTTCTTCCTGGGCGAAACCGAATTCCGGCGGGTTGGCCCCGAACAAGTTGAATTCCACGATCCAGCGGCAAAGCTGGTTGAACGCGGCGGCCACCATTTCGGCGTCCGAATCGATCAAATCCCATCGAACGTCGTTGTGGACGCCGGCGGCGGCGTAACTTCCGGTTTCGCCCATTTCCGTGGTCAAGGTTTGGCCCAAAACCGCCTTGGACACTTCGGCGTTGGCTTCCCGGATCAACCCGGCGAACACGTCGGCCGACGCGGCCCGGCCGGCGGGTTCCTTGATGTCGATGTTTTCGTCGTCATTGATGACCGCCGCCGCGTCTTGCACCATTGCCGACAGCGACGCCAAAAGCGCGTCCCGTTCGGTTTCGTTGGTGCCTCGAGGCACTTTTCCGATCACCCAGGGGATGCCGTATTTTTCGGCGAACACGGTCCAGAATTCCCAGCCGCCCCGCTTGAACACCACCGGCCAGAAACACCGGGACAAGGCCCGGTCGCCGTAGGGGTTCAAATAGGTGGCGTGATGGCGGGCCAGGATGAATTTTTTACCCGGAAGCTTTTCGCCGTTGATGGGATCGGCTTTGCTCAAAAAACGGGCTTCCCCGTCGGGATCGAACCGGAACCACTCCATCGGCCGGCCGACCACTTTGACCGGAAGCCACTTCCCGCCGTCCCGGCCCCAAATGATTTCGATGGGCGAAAAGCCGAAGAACGGGGCGTCGAGCATATCGGAAACGATTTGGCGGACGTCCAGTTTTTTCAGGGCCGACAGGCACAAATCCCGCGCGGCCGAGTTTTGGTCCGGGTCCCCCTCGGCCGCTTCGGTCAAAATCCATTGTCTGGACAAAACGCCGGATTTGCGGGATTCGTAGCAGGACGCCACGTGGGCGTCGGCCAATAATTCGCGGTACACTTTCGCGTCTTGGCCGGTCTTTCGCAAAACCGGGTCCGGGTCGGGCAAAATGGCGTTGAAGCCGAAAAAGTCGGCCGACCGGGTCCGGACCGCGATTTCGCGGGACAGCGGCGAATTTTTATGATTGGAAACCACCACGCCCCGCGATTCGTCGGCGTCAAGGGAAAAGCTCATCGAAAAAACCTCCAAAAACCCCGCCCGCCCAGGCGGTAGGCGTCCAGCCGGCCGGCCGTGGGCCGCCGGCCGCGCGTTTTGACCGTCGGGACTTGGCCACGGTCCAGCCCGGCCGCGTACCAAGCCATGACGGCGGCGATGGCCGCGTCGCCGTGGCGTTTCTTTCGGCCGGCGGCGGCCGTGGATTTCTCCGGCAGCCGGGCCACGCCGCCCACGGTCCGGAAGGCCCGCAAATCCTCGATCACTTGTTCGTCGGCCGGCAGCCGGATCAAATCGTCCTCGAACGCGGCTTTGAAACGCGGCATTTGTTCGGCGTAAAAACCGGGCGAAATCATGACTTGCTCGATCCGGCCGGCCCCGTATTTTTGTTGGGCCACTTCGGCCAGGTATTGACCGTTGCCGCGCGCGTCCAACGCCCCGAACGTGAAACGCGGCAGGCGGTCGACCACGAAAAACAGGATTTGTTCTTGTTCCCGGAAGGGAATATTTCTCAGTTCGATCACAAACGGCGCGGCATACCTGGTTCCGGATTCGACCAACGGACAAATCACGGTCAAATCGCCGGACCGGCCGAAGTCTTCCCCGAAAAAGGACCGACCGGCCGCCGGAATGGTTTCCAGAAACGGCGCGACTTCCGCGTCGAGCCAGGCCTGGGTTTTCCGGCGGCGGACATGGTCCGGCCGGGCCGCGAAGTCGGCCGGTTGTTCGTACCGCAACACCGGCGCGGCCGGGTCCAAACAGGTTTCAATCACGGCGCGGGTTAAAAACACGCCTTGGCCTTGACCGGGGACGCAGAACAATTCCTCGTCGGCGTCTTCGCCGTAAAAATCGATTAAGTCGGCCCGCCAGGCGTCTTGGGCTTCCGGGGTCCAGTCTTTCCCCAAAATCCGGCAAATCCGGCGATACAACCCGGCCGACAAAGCCGCGTCCAAATCGATTTTGTGCGGGCTATACGGTTTTTTCCCGGCCCGGACGTCCCGGCAAAGGCGGTTGAATTCGGATTGTTCGCCGTTGTGGGTCGAAATGACCCGGACCCGGCCGCCCCACATTAAAAAGGCCAGGCCGGCTTTCAAGAGTTCGCCCAAATCGTCGTGAAACGCGGCTTCATCGATGGTTAAAACCCCGGATTTGCCGCGTAGGTTGGTCGGGCGGCTGGACAAGGCCGTGACGCGGTTTCCGGACGCGAACCGGATACGGTACGCGGTAATGTCGTTTTTCGGATCGTCGACCACGATTTCTTCCATCGCCGACGCGGCCAAATCGTAAGCCCCGGCCCAAAAAGCGGCGTCATTGATGAATTCGCGGGCCATGTCCTTGTTGTAGCCCACATACCAATGATCCAGGCCGGACCGGGACGCGGCGGTCAACGCGGCGTCGGCCGCCTCGGTCCAGGACAGCCCGATCCGGCGGGATTTCTCGCAAACCTTGACCGGGCTTTGATCCTCGACCCAAGCCTTTTGATAGTCGAGCAACACGCCGTCGGCGGCCACGCGGGCCGCGTCCAAATCCTTGAATGCCGCGCGTTCAGGCATGGTCCGCCCCCGCCCCGAATTGCCGAAAAACGTCAGCCCAATCCCGTTGCACCGCGCCGTACCGAGCGCGGGGGCCGCGCGGCCCGGCCGAAGAATCCCGGATCACGGCCGCTTGCCAAACCGGACCGTCGACAACCACGGTTTTGGGGCAGTCCCGCAAAACGAACCGCGCCGGAAGCCTGGCCGCTTGGAACCAGTCAATCACGGCCGCCACGGCCGCCGGCCATTCCCCGGCCGCGCCTTGAACCGTCACCCTTTGACCCCCAACACTTTGGCCCGGATTTCCTCGGCCTTGTCGTCGGAAAGGCCTTTTTCCGCCGCCTGGCCCGCATACCGGGCTTTGAGTTCGTCGGCCAGAAACAGGCAGGCCCGGACGTCTTTGGCCGCCGCGTGGCTTAGTTCGGCCGGGCTTGAAAGCATTTTGTTCATTTTCAACTCAATGGCCTCGAAGAGCGCGGCCACGGCGTCGGCCGGCGTTTCGATCTTGCGGGTGATCTTGGGGGCCGGTCCGGCTTCGGCGGCGGTCCGGCCGGCCAATTCGGCGGCCTTGATTTCCAATTCCTTCTGCCGCAAGGCCTGGGAGCGAATCCGCAACAACGCCGGCAACGCCCCGGCCAATTCGTCGGATTCCTCGGCGTCCAAATTGGTCACCAGTTCCAAAAGCCGTTGGCCGGCGATGGTTTCCATCGCCCGGTCCAGGTCCAGACCGGCCGCCTGGATTTCCTCGACCAAAAACCGGGCCTGGACGGCGGTTTCCCGGATTTTCCGCTGGCGGACCGCGTACCGTCCGACAGACGACAACCCGACCGAAAACCCTTTTTTCTCCAAAAAGGTTTGAATGTTCTCGTAGGTTTCCCCCTCGATCAAAAGCCGATCCACGGCGGCCTTGACCGATTCCGGCAAGCGGTCGATTTTGCCTTTGACGCGCCGGTCCACGATTACAATTCCTTTTCGATGGCCGCGATTTTTTCGGCCGCGTCCAAATACCGGTCCCGCGCCGTTTTTAAATTTTGGGCCTGTTTGACCACGTGGTCGGCGTTGAGCTGGGCCAACGGGACCACGGCCGCCGGAAGAATCAACGCCCGCAGGGTTTCGATCAACCCGGCCGCCTCGCTCATGGCCTCGACCCGTTGTTCCTGGAGTTCCTTCAACCGGCCTTGCATGATCAATCGTTCGCTACTCATTGGCGGATACCTCGACTTGCCGCTTTTCCACCCGCGCGGTCGGGCAGAATTGGTTGGTTCGAATCGAAACGCCCAATTCGGTCAAAGCCTTGATCAAATGGGCGTTGGAAATCTGATTGTCTTTCACGATCTGGTTTAACTGTTTGTGGTCTTCGGCCCGGTCTTGAACCAGGTGGACGTTGGCTTCGTACTGGGCCTTGATCTGGTCCATGTAGGCCCGGTGTTCGGTCAGGATGGCCAGGACGTCGGCCTGGTGGTGGTCGACGGTCTTTTGCATCCGCCGGTTATCCAACCACCACAAAACCACGATCAGGAAATAAGGGCCGGCCAACGCGACGGCGGCCAAAGCCCCCAGGGGCCAGGCCCCCAGGGCTTTGACCAGTTCGACCACGGCCGTCAACGCGGCCACTTCGGCGGGGGTCATGGCCTAGCTCCGGACCGCGTCCCGCAGAAAAATTCCGATGGCGGCGGTCAAGCCGGTTTGCAAGGCCTGGCCCAGGGCCATTTCCCCGGTCATGTACGCGCCGGCGGCCCCGATCAGGCCCATGATTCCGGCCCAAAAGGTTTTCGATTTCACTAACGGCTTGTCTTTCATGGTTTCCCCTTTCGTTTCTGTTTGGGCGCGGCCTACCAGTCCACGCCGAAAACGTCGGTTATTTGTTGGCGATAAGTGAACACGTCGTCGACATAGGCCTGGTTGACGTAATTCCCGTTTTTGGCTTTTCGCGGACTTCCAGCGTTGTAAGCCGCCACAACCGCGAATTCTCCGCCGATCCGGCCGGTCCCGTATCGCTCGGTTAGGCGGGCCAGGTACCGGCAGGCGAATTCGAGCGACAATTCCGGCTTGATCAATTCGGGAATCCAGCCGTTAAACCCCATTTCCCGCGCCGTCGCGCCCATGATCTGCATGACGCCCCAGGATATTTTTTGACAAACCTTTTCGGTTTCGGTCGAACACGTTTTCGGCCGGACTTTGGCCGGGTTGACCAAATACGGGTAATCCGGTTCGTACCGGACCGCGCCGGTTTGGCCCCCCGATTCCTTGGCCGCGATGGCGGCCACCAGGGCCGGCCTCAGCTCATGGCGCGCGGCGATGACCGAAATCATGGACCGCAAATCGTCCAGCCGTTGTTTCATGTCTTGGTCCATCGTCAAAACCCCGTTTAAAACCCGTTTAAATTCCTTCAGGGGGGCCGCG